CGGGACAATCCGTACAGCTGGGCACGCTCCGGAACGAGGGGGCTGTCGGTGGTCTCGGCCCAGCCGCCGGGGAGCATCATTGTCTATGCGACGAGCGCAGGGAGCGTCGCGCAGGACGGGACGGGAAAAAACGGTGTATTCACGGGTGAACTTCTTAAAAACCTTAAGACGCCCGGCCTCGATGTCATGGAAGTGTTCAGCAGGACAGGGGAGGGGGTGCAGCGTGCAACCCTGGGAAGACAGACGCCCGCGCTGTACACGCAGTTTTTCGGGAAGGTCTACCTTGCGGGAAGCGATGGCTCGGCTGTCCAGGCCATGGTGCCGCTTACGCCCCCTGCCGTTTCGCAGAAACTGTATGGTAGTGCGTACGTGAAGACTGAGAGCGCAGGCGAACTGTATGTAGATGGAGTCAAGGCAGATAGCCTTCGCGCAGGAGGCCAGATGCGTCTCTCTGGCCAGGAAGCAGGGCGCTATATCTATGAGATGCGCTACCCATCCGGCGAGAAGGAGACAAGAACCGTCCAGGTCGAGCAGGACAAGGAGATGCTTGTCAGTTTCGGGTGGAAGCCGCAGGAAGCTTCGGCAGCCGTTGTCATTCCGCAAGCCGCAGCGCCAGTCGTGCCCAGCGGCCTTGTAGAGATGGTCTACGTTGAGGGCGGCAGCTTCATGATGGGCTCTGAGACAGGTGATTCAGATGAGAGGCCGGTACACACGGTAAGCCTGTCGCCATTTTACATGGGCATGTACGAGATCACACAGGAGCAATACCAGCAAGTGATGGGCACGAACCCGAGTGAGTTCAAATCATTCACAGATGCTTCGAAGCGTCCAGTGGAGAAGGTGAGCTGGTACGATTCGGTGCTGTTCTGCAACCTGCTGTCGCAAAATGAAGGGCTTGAGCCTGCGTACTATGCGGACCCCGCTTTCAAGACAATCATCAATAACGCCACCGCCTACACGGACGGCACAAATGCCTACTGGAAGCGTGATGCGAAAGGATACCGCCTTCCGACGGAAGCTGAGTGGGAATATGCAGCAAAGGGAGGCAATAAAGCAAGAGGATATATCTATGCTGGTTATAACAATCTAGCACAGGCTGCTTGGTATAAAGATAATTCTGCAAGCACCACCCACCCTGTCGGGCTCAGGGCGCCGAACGAGTTAGGGCTGTATGACATGTTAGGCAATGTCTGGGAGTGGTGCTGGGACTGGTATAATTATTGGTATTACTATAGCAAAAACCCAAACATTGACCCCACAGGCGCGGACTCGGGCGCTGGCCGCGTGTGTCGCGGCGGTAGCTGGGACAGCGTTGCTGACGACTGCCGTTTGGCCAGGCGGGGCAACAGCAGCCCCGGTTACCGGCATGACATCTTTCTTGGCTTCCGTGTGGCCCGTGGTCCCTGAGCTCTGTTTTTGGAGGTTTTATTCGCTGATTTGGTTTTGCTCTCTATCATTTTTTTATATTCCCTATTTCAGAATCCCGACAGTCAGCCCGAAGAGCAGCCCTGCGCTGGCACCTATTAAAAATCCTGTCAGTAGTGCTTTATGGGCTTGCGCCTTGGCTTCTTCTCTGCAGCTCTTTAACGAGCTCTGCAAGCTCATCAAGGCATTCGCGAGCTCCTGCCTCAGTCTCTCCGATTCCTTCCAGTCCGTTTGCAAGGTCTCGAGCCTGGCCTGCAGCTGCTCGATCGCGTTCAAGCGTGCTTCGCTCTCGCGCAGTAAGTCCCCCAGCTTCTTCGCAAGCTCCTCCGATTGCTTCCTCGATTCTTCCGCTTCCCGCTTCAGCTCTTCGTTCAAGTTCTTTAATTTCTCGATCATTGAGGCTGCTTCCGCTAGGAGGCTCGGCGTGTCCAGCTGTCGCCAGTCTGATGGCAGAGCCGAAAGCTGCTGCGAGCAGAAGAGCAGCAACAAACATCCACAGCCTAGTCTTCTTTTCCACATTCTTGTCCCTTTATCGCGGCGGCAAGGCCCTTAAGTGCTTCGATAGTGGTGTAGCCGGTCAATACGAGCACCGCGGCCATGGCGGCAATCCCAGCCCAGACGCCTGCCATCTGTCCGCTTGCGGCGGCCAGCCAGAGGCAGCCGTTCGAGGAGATCGCGTAGAGGAGGGCGAGGGTCCTGCGCATGGACCAGGCGCCGTCCTGCTCCTGGAGCACATTCGGCTTTCTCATGCGGCCCTCCTGAATACGCGGTAGCTTTCGAGCCTGCCATAGCGCACGGTACGGGCGTCCTTGATGGGATCCCATCCGGGCAGCCTGAAGTGCTGGTGGACTATTGTCCTGCCTGCAGCCTTCTCTTCCCAGTTCCAGCATTCGATGAGCTTCTCCCCAGGCTTTGCTTTGTAGCCGGGGCCTTCCCTGCTGCTTGCCCATCCCTTCTCGCCGGTCACAAGTTCCATGAAGGCATCGCGGTTTTGCACAAAGCAGTTCGAGGGGTTGCCCCGATCCTTCTCGTCGTAGAAGATGTACCCCCTCTTTATGCCGTCGAGGATGAAGCCCACAGCCTCGGCTTCGGAGAGCCCGGGCTTTCCGAGCTCGCAGATGCACAGGGCGAGGCAGGCAGCCTCGCCGAGCTCGGCAAGGAGGGTCTGCACGCCTTGTTTCATTTTTTCTCCTCCTCCGGGCTGCCGGCGATCGCTGCGACGAGGTGCTCGTCGAATTTCTTTTTCTCCTCGCCAATGAGCCGCAGGGCTTCGTCGACGTTGCCGTTGCACTTTCCGTCCCGCAGCGCCTCGAGGGAGGCCTTCATGCCAAGGAGGATGGGACCCTGCAGGGTGTAGAGCACGGAAAGGTGCGACCGCATGGTGACGATCTCGTAGAGGATTTTCTCCATGCTCTGCTTCGAGTGAAAGAGCCAGCGGAGGTTGAGCCAGAGGGTTCCCGTGATCGCCGCGGCGGCGATGCCTGCCGCCGCGTCCACGAGCTTGTCGACGAGCGTTTGCATTCTCTTTGCCTCCTTTCTTTAGCTTGCGCGGAGCGCGGATAGAAGTTCGTTCGCGGTTCCCATGGCTGTGCTGAAGGCGCCGGGGACGGGGCGCCCGAATCCGAGTCGGACTTGGAACCCGTCCTTGGTCCAGTGTTCCTCGATCGAATGAATGGGCACGGTGTACCACTGCCCGTAGGCATGCACGCTGCAGAGGTCTCCCAGGCGAAAGTCTTTGTCGGCTTCGAGAGGCGAATGTGCTGCTAGCTGTGCTTCGAGGAAGAAGGTCGTGGGGTAGGCTCCGAGGCGCGCCATGCCGTACATCTGTAAGCGTTCGTACTCGGTGAGCGCAGGTGCGTCGATTGCACGCTCGAAGCGTGCGTACCCTTCAGGCTCCGCTCTGTCCCAGGCGAGGACCACGGGCCTTCCTTCGGGCAGCCTTGCTCCAAGCACGTAGAGCGCCGAGGCGTAGCGCCCGAAGCCCTTGGTGAGGCTCGCGTGTGTGAGGGTATCGTACTCCTCGGCAAAGAGCGCGCGGGCATGTTGCTCCTGGCCGGCGCTGCGGTCGAGGCCTTCGATGATATCGAAGATGAGCAGCCTGCCCGCAGTGTCGAAGCTGAGTCCGAATCCGAGGCCGGAGGCGTTCGCGATGGAGCTTAGCTCCGAGAGAAGGCTCGAGTAGCCGCAGGAGAGGGAATAATGACAGCCCCTGGTCAGGTCGGGCGCGATCGCAAGGGCGGGAAATTGGCGTTCTGGAGCTGCGCCCGGGCCGCACTGGCTGTGGACGAGGGCCTTCATCACGGTCTCGGCGGGCGCGTCCATCTCGATCCTGGCCGCGCCCGCGGGAGGAATCGCAATCCTCCTGGCGAAGATGGCTTTCGCCTCATGCCCCCGCGCGATGATCCATGCGCTGCCCTTCTCGAATACCTTTTTCTCCACCTCCTCGATTATGCCGATTCTGGCGCCATCATTGCCTACAAGGACGAAGTTGCCTTCGGCGACGGCCTCCTCTTCGTCTGCCTCGAGGGGGAGCAAGAAGGCGAAGTCGCCGGGCTCGGCGAGGCTTCGTGTGTAGTAGAGCTCGCCGTAGCGCTCGATGTCCGCCACAAGCTCGAGCTCGCTGTTCAGGATTCTCAAACTTGGCGCACGCATCGTCAGGCCGCCACGGGGTAACCCCAGTAGACGTGGCCCTGGTAGCCCAGGGTGATGATGGTGCCGTCCGTGTTCTTGGCTATCGCCCGGATGTCTGCCCAGTTGGCGCTTGGGTACTTGAGGCTCCAGCTTGCGCCGCCGTCTTGGCTTTCGTAGATTGCTTTTCCCACCGGCAGGTAGATGGCAGAGCCATCGACGAGGATGCTGGAGAATGATCCCCATTCATCGAGCCGCCTGCCTGCGTCCCAGGTAAGGCCGTAGTCGGTGCTCCGGTACAGCCAGCCGCCGTCGCTATAGGCTACGAGCACAGTGCCGTTTCCCAGGTGCTGTATGAATGCAGCCTTCTTCTCATAGCAGTCGGTTGTCTTCACCGCGGTCCATGTCGCGCCGGAATCGGTCGACCGCCAGATTTTGTCGGTGGAGTAGCCGGCCGCGAGCAGCACGCCGTTGCCTAAGCTTGCCATGGCGGTAATGAGGTAAGAGCCAGGGAGGGTCCCCCGCAGGGTCCAGCTTGAGCCGCCGTTGGTGGTTGCAAGGATTTTGCTGCCACAGGCGGCAACCGCATTCAGGCTGTCAATGGCCGCGAGGGCGCTTGCGTATTCCTCTGCGGTATCTTCAAAGACCTGCGTCCAGCTTGCGCCAGAGTTCAGGCTTTTGTAGATGCGTGCCGGCGTGCCTCCTGCGGCAAGAAGCGTGGAGCCTACGGTGCCAAGGCTCATGATTTTGCTGTCGACGGTGATGCCTGTGGGGTCAGACCAGCTCATCCCTGCGTCGGTGCTGCGTGAAAGCTTTACGGTGTCGCTGCGACCGACGAGCATTGTAACGCCGCTTGCCAGCATGAGCGCGCACTCGATCTGGGCTGTTGTCCATGGCCGGGAAGTGAAGACGAAGTGCCGAAAAGAGAGGCCTGCCTGCCCCGCGTTCAGGGCGTCCGCCTTTGCCTTCAGCACGCGCCCGTACACATTTCCTTCTGAGAGGTCGTCGATGGAGTGCCGCTCGGTCAGAAAAAGGGGCCGGAACTCGCGCTCGTCGGCGACACTCACGACCGGCGGGTCGGCGAGCCGGTTCACGAGCACCGTCGCAAGGGGTATGTCGTCTGAAGGATTGTAGTCGGGCACAGCAGGGTTTGTGCTTTCCGCTCCCTGGATTATGCTGGCCCGCATGGTTCGCGCGTACCGGTCGATGCGCACCACAATCCGGTCGCAGCGCTGCGTTCCCAGGGTAGGCGCCGCAAGCGTAAGGTGTAAGCTTTCAGGGTTGCGGTAGTATACGCCGCCTTTCAGGGCGACACCCGCCGCGATGTCCACGGAGAGGCTGCCGTCGGTGGTGACGGCAAGCTCGCCGTCCGCGTTCTTGATGACCCCTTCCGCCCGCTGCATCGCTTCGTGCAGCTTCTCGTTTAAAAAGCTGGCGGTGTACTTGCGGTCACCCGCAACACTGGTAAAGAATCCCGATTCCTCGCTCATCCTGTCTCCTTAGGCTTCCAGGTAGTGGCTATAAAACTCGAAGAAGGCCTCGGAGCCTTCTCCGGCCGATTCGTCGCCAATCTCGATTAGGTTCTCGCCTGGCGCAAGCTGCCAGAAGCTGGAAGCCAGGTCGAGGTAGTGCATGCCGCTTCGCTCTGCGCCATTCTGAAAAAGGCGAATCTGGCGCCTGCCGGGCTCGGTGTCGATCTCGAGGTACTCGCCTGCCCGGATCATCTGCCTGATTCGTATGACTTCATTCGTGGTGTTGTTTTTTATGTAGGGGTTCACCATGGGCCCTGAGAACCGTATGCGCACGGGCGCACTTTCGTTGCCATCGTTGACGATGGTCGCCGTCCGCTCTCCCGAGTGCTCGATGCTCGAGAACTCAAAGCCTTCCAGAGGGATTTCGATTCCCTCCTCGCTGAACTCGGTCAAGGAGGCGTAGAAGCGCACCGAGCTCACCACCGGCTCGATGCTCTGAAAGAACGGCCGAGGGCAGACAAATTCGAGCCGCACGCGCTGCCAGGCTTCGTTCCAGCGCTTTTTCGCGAAGACTGGTGCGCTTGCAGGCAGTGCTTCGATGCTTCGCGCTCTTCCACCCCTTCTTACGCTTATAGTGCCGCCTTCTCTGGCAGGGCACAGGGCAGTGCAGATCGCCGCTCGTTCCTCGGCCATGCCGGCCTCGTCGAGGCCTTCAAAGTCAAGGAGCGCCTCTAAGACAATTCGCCGCGGCTCGAGCCGCAGGCTGGCCGAGATAGCACCGTCCATCCCTGCGCCCGTCGCGATGGCAAGGCGCAAAGGGGGAGATTCGAGTCCTTCGGCGGAAAGGAGTGCAAGCCTTCCTTCACCTATAGTGAGGGTATGCCCGTCGGGGCTTATGTAGGATATGACCGTCACAGCCCCTCCCCGAACGCAATGCGCCGCGATAGTTCTTCCCGCTCGCGCTTTTCCTGCAAGAGGCTTGGTACGGCTTCCTCGTCGATGGTAATGCTGACGTTTGTGTCATTTTTGTCTTCAGCACTCTGCCAGTCTCTGTCGCTCATGCCTTCAGCCTCGCGCCGGAAAAGCTCATCTCGCATGAGTGCCATTCAGGCCTTTCCGCGGGGATGCGCCTTATCATCTCGCAGCGGTAGCCGCCTGCTTCCATGAGCTGCCGTGTACGCGCTTCGATTTCCTCCAGCTCTTGTTCCGCAAGAATCCCAATCGTGCAGCGGCAGCCTTCCGCGACGACGCCATCCTCATTTTCCAAAAGGGGTATTCCTTCCTGCGCTGAGACAAGCACAAGCGGGGGCGAGTAGGGCGGCTTTGCCGCAAGGCTCCCCTGGAGGATATGCGTCTCCTGGCCAAGAAGCCCGGCGAGCTCGCTGTCGGGCGCAAGCAGGGCGGCAATCCTCGCACACTCGCTCATGGATTCTCCTTCTCAAGAAGCGCTTCCACATGCTTTGGAAAGCAGCGCACCCAGAGCACGCGGTAGCGTTTGCCCCTTACATCGATGCGGTCATATGGCTCGATGGCCACATTCGGCCCCGCTACAAGGAGCGTTCTCTCCCCTTGGCCCTCCCTCTGGCCTGTCTTTTTTGCAGGCCAGAGGGAGGCCGGGAAGCTGCCGTTATCCGTATAGACAGCCGTGAGTGCAAAATTGCAATCGAGGGTCAGACCCCGTTTTGCAATGCGCACCACTTCGGTCCGTTTCATGCCCGCCCGATCCCTATCTGCGAAGGGTTTCGCACGTGTCCTGCAAGCAGGCGGTGTACCTGGCTAATTCGCCGCACGCTCCCCGGGCCCGGCGCGTAGAAGCGCTCCACATCCCCTTCGCGCTCCCGCTGAAGCGTTCCGCCTTCGGCAGGGTCGAAGGCGAGGATCCCCGGCTCGGTAAGCTCGAGGAGCGCTGCCTCGCACTGTGCCTCTTTGAGCCAGGAGGGGATTTCATTGCAGGAAAGCCCCTCGAAGTCGCAGCGGGGGAAAGAAAGGCGCTGCGTGGCAGCAAGCTTTATCCCTTCCCACAACTGCCCGTAGGCGCGCTCGAGCCAGTCGCAGGCGCGCACCAAGGCAGCAGCCTTCTCCTCGACCGTCGCCTCAGTCCAGCGCAGATTCCTGCGCTCCGCGTGGTAGGCGTCCGCTTCCTCAATCGTGCAGTAGCTGGTTGCATATTGAAGGCCAGCTCCGTTCTCAATGGTCATACGATGTACCCGTAGACCGTCACCGAGAGCTCGCTGCCGGTTTCGAAGTCGCCGTCGGCGAGTACATCGATGCCCTTCCCGACCCGCCCGCCCAAGGCAAGCCCGAACTCGGCCTCGAGCGTCACGCCCTCCGCGCTGGGGGTGATGAAGTTCCCCGGCACAAGTGCGCTTGCCGCAATCGAGGCGAAGCGGTAGATGAGGTCGGTGCCGGAGTCCGCAAGAAAGATTCGTGTACCAGTCCCGCCACTCCAGGCTTCTTCCCCGGCGAGCACCATGAAGAAGCCCACGGGGTAAGCTCGCTCGCCCGCGGCAAGCTCAGCTTCCGGCAGGAGCGCAACCCTCGTCCCCGCCTCGGCGGCCTTCAGCGTGGCGGTTCGCGCAAAGAAGCGCTGGCCGCGCGCTGCGTCCGCTTCCAGGCTGTCCACGGCGGCCCGGAGCCCCTCGACCGCGGCCCCGAGCGCCTCGAGCGCCCCTTGCAGCGCCTGCTGCTGCTCGCTCAGCTGCAGAATTTCCTTGCCGAGCGAGGCTTTCTGGCCGTCCGGTGAGAGCCTGTCCAGGATGCCGGCTCTGGTAGCGTCGAAGGCCATGGACCTTAGCCCAGAAGCAGCGCCACGTGCTCGTGCATGACGACTTTGAAGCCCCATGCCAGGTGCAGCTCCCAGGTGATCTGGCCGTACTGCGCGATCTCCAAAAGGAGGTAGGTAAGGCCCCGAAGGTCGGAGACAAGGGCCTGCTGCATGGTGGGGTTCTCGGGCATGACAGGCGGCCGCATGATGCCCACCACCGCGCCGCGGTCGAAGGCGAGGCAGGGGGTGTAATTCTCGCCCACGGTGATCGCGGTGGAAGGCGCGATCGTCTGCCGCACCCCCGGCCGCCCGATGCGTAGCACTTGTTGCGCCGCCGTGATGGCCGCGTGGCAGACGTAGCGGTTCTCGTCTCCCTCGAAGGAGAGGATATCGCCGGGGAGGATTGTCCCGGTGCCGGAAGCCCCGGAGAGGGTCGTGGCCGTGTCGCCCTTGGCCATGGGGGTCGTGGCGTTGGTGAGGTAGTTGGTGCCGGTACCTTTCACGTGCGGGGTAACCTGGGCCGAGGTGCGGATTGCAAAGCCGAACTGCCGCTTGATGATGCCGCTTCGGCGCTCTTCGTCGCTGCCGGCTGCGTAGGCCTGCTGGATGGCTGACAGCTTTAAGAGGTTTGTTTCCGCCGCGGAGTCGCAGACGAACTGGGCGTCGGCCATGGGGCAGCCGTTGTCCTTGAGGATTCTGCGTACGAGGATGAGCTCATCGAGGGAGGAGGCAAAGGGGGTAGTGCCGGCAGTGCCGGTGGCGCGGGAAGCGCCTTCGACGATGGCCGCCACGCAGTCGGCTTCGGCTGCGTTCCGAAGGGAGCGCATTTCCTGCATGAGCTTGAGGCGCAGCCACTCCTTGTCGGTGCCGGAGTTCTCAAGGCTCCTCCGTTGCTCTCCGGTCAGGTGCCAGCTGCGCTTCTTGGAGGCGGTGATCCGCACATCGACGGTGCTTGCCGTGTCGGAGTCTCCCTGGGGGGTGACGTTGCCGGGGACAAAGTCCACGGGGGTGCCGCCCGAGGCGATGGGCACGGCGACTATGTCGTCCTTGGCGACTTGCTTGTCGTCGAAATTGAGGGTGATGGACTGCAGGGCGCCCGAGTCCTCCGCGGACACTTCCTGTGCCGCGGAGAAGAGGATGGGCGCAAGGGGGGTGAATATGTTGGCCATGGGTTACATCTCCTTTTACTTATTCTTCAGTCACGGTGCCGCCTTTGAGGATGAAGGAGGAGCGGTCTTTGGCGGGCAGGCTCCAGAAGCGCTCGGCGGAAAGGCTGTTTGCGCTGTCTGTTTTCGCAGGGACCCGGTGCTCGCCGGCGCCTGAGCCGGCATTCTCCTTTGCGGCGATGTACTCTTTTCCCTCGTCGGAGGCGACGAATTCCCGCACCCAGTCGGAAAGGTTCATCTTCTGTTCGACGCCGTCGCGGCTTACCCGGGCAACTGCGGTGCGGACGTCGCCTTCGCCTTCGACCGCGAGGATGCCTTTCTCCCGGATGAGTGCCTTGACGGCGCCCAAGAGGCTGGGCTTGACGTTGGCCTTGGTAAGCTCGCTCGTGAGGCCTGCGTCGAGTACGAGGCGCGCGACGGCTGCTTTCTCGTCGCTTAAGCTCTTTGCGAGCGCGGCATCCTTCTCGGCGCGTTCCTTCGAGAGGGTTTCAAGCTGCCGGTCTTTCTCGCCGAGGAGCTTTTTTGTGCTCTCGAGCTCGGCCTTGAGGCTCTCGAGTTCCTTGAGGGAGTTTTCAAGCTCTTCCGGGCTTTTTCCGGAGAAGGCTTCCATCTTGCGCTCGAGCTTCTTGATGCGCGCCCAGTCCCTGGCGGCCAGGGGCTCGATCTTCTCGATCAAAGGGAGGATGCTCTCTTTATGCAAGGGGCCTTCCTTGCCGAGTTCGAATTTGAGGTGGGAGATGATGTCGTTAAGACTCGTCATTCAGCAGTTTGATCGTCGGGGGTAGTATCCGCCCCGTCGGCCATGCGCACGGCTTTCTTTGTTCACTCATCGCGGTCGCAGGAAGTGCGCGGTGCCTGCAGGGCCGCGGGCGGGCAGGAGTATCCCCTCCTGTGCGGGTCGTGCCGGAACTCTATCCGACAAGTGTATAATAAAGTATACAGGGGGTGCGTGTAAAGGGGGGCGCTAGAGCTCAGACCAAAACCGGAAGGTTATCATCGAACATAACACATGATTACTAGGCTCGTGAAGTAGACATAAGGACTGTCGACCATATACGGCAAAATCTTTATAAAGCAAAGAACTATGTTTCGGCTGCAATACTGGATAGCCTGTTCATTTTTTAAAAGTCACATGAAAAGTCACATTTGCCATGATTTTAATGCTTTTTTATTGTCTATCAATTTGCTGTGCTAATATTTCTTTTCTTACCAGATATTTTGATGTAAAATATATTAGGCTAATTGGCCACGTTGATGAAAGGTGTCTGTTGCTTAAATGTCTGTAATAACCAGAAGCAAAGAAGAGTTTGAGCGATACTTAATGATTTTTGAGCCAGACGAGTATCTTCCCAAGTTTGTCAAATCAACTCACGACATCTATCAACATAAATCGGTCCTCAAGCAACTTCCTTGTACTGACTTTGTGATGGGTTATCTGGCTTATATCGTTCTGGATGATATTCGGATTGCTAAGCGATTCAGAAGGGCCGATTGCTTAAAAGTGCTTCGCGATATCATAAGGAACAACGAAACGACACCAAGATTTTCACAGAAAACGACCAGGGTGCTTTTTCAAATTTATCAAGCTTTAATTTTCAAAGTGCCCGATGATACCAAATGGGCTGTAAGTGTTCTTATCAAAGGACAAACTTTAGGAGAAAGCGAAATTCAGTGGCTTATCGAAAACTATTGGAAGTCTGTGCATATATTGAACCGGTTGCTGCTTTATCCCGAACCCAATCCACTTATAGAGGCTTGGGCTGAATGTGTTTATAAAGCAAATGAGTTCCCAGACCGCGAAGCCGAGATAGTGGCTTTACTTATCCATAATGACATTCCAGCGTATGTCAGATGTAAGAATGAGCTAAAATTAGAAGCTATTGCCCGCGCTCGGATATCTGATTCGGTGAAGGAAGCTCTGATAAAGGAGTTCGCTTGTCTGAATAACTATGATAAAGTGCTGGATTTGGCTTTGAGATTGAGGATGCCATCCTTGATCCAGCATCTTGTGGAGGCTTTTAATCATTAAAGGCCACCCCTGAATTGCCCCGGGTTTATCGGAACCTGTATTATATGAGCATCCAATTATTGATGAGCTCATCTGATTAGTATGGCCCTTCCGACTTCTCTATGCGTAAGATAATAACATCTGACAGAATGGAGAGCCTGCCCAGGTTAGATAGAATTGGTATTGTGAATCGTGCGCGATTACGAAAGCCACAACCGCGTGCCTTATGCTTCTGCATCTCTGCATTCACTGATTCATTCCGCGCATTCGTCACTCCCAGACGCGTCGCGTTTAATATACTCAAGAGAATTCATTCGACTATTTGTGCGTCCTTGATTGAATGATAGAAGCCTTGCAATTCATCCAGCCTAATGGCGTTCTCTAGTCTCTTTAGGCTTCTTCGAAGCAGCCAATGCTTAAAAGCTCTATTACCGTTCCCTAGATCCTGCCAAGCACACACTGTCTTTAAGTTGCTTCTATAAGGGATGATGCGGTGAATCGAGATCTTTTGATGAAAAGCGGGGACAAAACCTGCATAATGGAATTGTCAAAACTGCCAAGAACAGGAGTATGCCCTCGCTATGAAAATTGCAACCGATATTCTGGGTGAATTACAAATACTTATGGACAATGATTTCAATCTCCAATGTCAAAGTCTTTTTGAACTTTCCGGTTTCTGACCATCATTCGAATCCTACCATACCTATTTCGAGCCGGTTTTTCATTCGATAAGAATTGGTCTTTAGGCTCACTATTTAATTAAAGCTGACAGATCGAGCTTGTATTTTTCAAAATTCCAGGTTTCTTAAGCTCTAGAAATTTCTCATGGGGTTATTTCTTTTAATCCCTGCTTATGTCATCCCAGTCATATGGTTTGTTCTGTCGCCCATTAATACATGCAGATATTCAGCTAACAAGGCATCTGCCATTTTACCTAAGTCCGTGTTACTATGCTGGAAGAAACATGGAACATGAAAATATGCAAAGACAGGTAAAATCAAAACAGAGGGTAGCCGATCACGGCGAGGTGCTCACCGGCGAGCGTGAAGTCAACGCCATGCTTGACCTGGTGAAGGCTGAAACTGAACGGATCGACTCCCGTTTTCTCGAACCCGCCTGCGGGACCGGTAATTTTCTTGCCGAAATCCTGAGACGAAAGCTCCGGGTTGTGGAAGAGCGGTACGCAAAAAGCCAGATCGAATACGAACGATACGGAGTCCTTGCGGTGTCATCAATCTACGGCATTGATATTCTAGAAGACAATGTGCAGGAATGCCGGGATCGACTCCTTAATATATTTGAAGTGGAATATCGCCGGCTGTACAGGTCCGAAGCAAAGGAGCAGTGTCTTGCTGCGGTTAAATATATTCTGTCTTGCAATATTATTCACGGCGATGCGCTTTCACTTAAAACCGTGGGGGATAAACCGGAGCCAATCACTTTTGCCGAGTGGTCCCTGGTCAACGGCAGTTTGCTTAAACGCCGGGATTTTACGTTCCGGGACCTGCTCGATCATGCTTCGGCGAAGGAGATGCCCCTCTTTTCCGACCTGGGAGAGGATGTGTTTATTCCCGAACCGAAGCGGGACTATCAACCGGTGTACTTTCTGGAGGTAGGCGATGCCGTTTACGGTAAATTATAACCCGGATATTCTCACATGCCTCGCAAATCTATCGAGCGATGAGGTCTTTACTCCGCCGGCGCTGGCTAACCAGATGCTGGACCTATTGCCAGAATCACTCTGGAACGACCCTGATGCACGATTCCTCGATCCGGCATGCAAGTCCGGCGTGTTTTTGCGTGAAATCGCAAAACGCCTCGACAAGGGGCTAGAAGGCCGAATCCCTGACCGGCAGGAGCGGATCAACCACATCATGAAACACCAGCTTTTCGGCATCGCCATTACGGAGCTCACCGGTCTCATGTCGCGCCGCACGGTCTATTGTTCAAAACGGGCCAACGGCAAGTATTCCGTGTGCACCAGTTTTGACGATGAACTGGGCAACATCCGTTTCAGCCGCTTGGAACACACCTGGCAGGATGGCCGCTGTGTCTACTGCGGCGCCAACCAGGAAGGCTACGATCGCGGTCCTGAGCTTGAGACCCATGCCTACGAATTCATTCACACCCGCAAGCCTGAGGAGATTTTTACTATGAAATTCGATGTCATCATCGGCAATCCGCCGTATCAGTTGAGTGATGCCGGATACGGGAGAAGCGCATCACCGATATATCATCATTTTGTTAAGCAGGCCAAAAAGCTCAATCCACGTTATCTGGTGATGATCATTCCAGCACGATGGTTTGCTGGCGGTAAGGGTCTTGATGAGTTCAGGAAAGAAATGTTGAACGATGATCGGATACGAAAGCTCGTAGATTATGAGAACAGTGCCGAAGTTTTTCCCGGCGTGGATATAGCCGGTGGTATATGTTATTTCCTCTGGGAAAGAGATTCACATGCACCTTGCGAAGTAACCAACTTCTACAATGGACAACCTGTTGTTTCCAAACGGCAGCTCAATGAATTCCCTGTTTTCATCCGCCATAGCCGAGCCATTCCAATAATTCGTAAGGTATTGGCTAAGAATGAGAATGGAGGGAGACGGTTGAGCGAAGTTATATCGCCTAGAAAGCCATTTGGTTTACCGTCTACATATACTCCGAAGGAAACTGGGATTCCGTGCTGGTTCAAGCAACGTATCGGTCTAAAATACGCCGATCCCAAGGACGTTAAAGATGATAATCAAATCCTGAACAAATGGAAACTGCTTATTCCCCGTGCTCCAATCGCCGGCCAAACTGACTTTTCAAAACCGATTGCCTTCTACTATGAGGCAAATACGCGGATTGCAAGGCCAGGTGAATGTTGTACAGAAACCTGGCTTGTTGCTTGCGCTTTTGATACGAAAAAAGAAGTTGAGGCATTCAAGTCATACCTATTCACCAAAATCGTCAGATTTCTTCTTTTGCAAGCAGTTATATCGCAAGACGTTACAAGAGATAATTTTTGTTTTGTGCCTGACTTGGGGAAATATGAAGGTATCTACACCGACGAAATGCTGATGAAGCGATGGGGCATCACAAAAGATGAGTTTGAGTTTATTGAATCGAGAATACGCGACGTAGATGAAGAAAACGGATCAGGAAACAGCGACGAGGAGGCCGCCGATGACTGACGATCTTCCCGCGTCGCACTACCAGCAACTTAAAGAGCATATTGGTAACCTGCTACGCCAGGGGCGGGCGCGGGCAGGCCAGGCGGTCAACAGTATATTGGTGCAGACCTACTGGCAGATCGGGCGGTATATTGTGGAATTTGAGCAGAAGGGCAATGCCAGAGCCGAGTATGGGACCGAATTGCTGGACAGGCTTTCCCGGGACCTGAAGGCAGAGTTCGGCAAGGGATTCAGCCGCTCCAATCTTTTCCAGATTCGGCAATTCTATATCAAGTTCCAAAATATCCAGACGCTGTCTGGACAATTGAGCTGGAGCCACTACGTCGAAATCCTCAAGGCCGACAACGACTTGGAAATCAGTTTCTATACCCGACAATGCGAAAAGGAACACTGGAGCGTGCGGGAGCTCAAGCGCCAGATGAAAAGCATGCTGTTTCATCGCCTTGCCCTTAGCAAAGACAAGGAGGGCGTACTTGAAATCGCCCAAAAGGGAACTGAGATCCAACAGCCGGAAGACCTTATCAAGGATCCCTATGTCTTTGAATTTTTGGGATTGCCCTCACAGGAGCGGGTGCTGGAAGGGGAGCTGGAGCAGCGACTCATTCAAAACCTGGAGCTGTTCCTGCTGGAATTGGGCAAGGGCTTCGCCTTCGTTGGAAGACAATACAAAATTACCCTCGCGAACCGGCATTTCTATGTGGATCTGGTGTTTTACCACCGCATCCTGAAATGTTTTGTGCTGATTGACCTGAAACGGGGCGAAATTGAGCACAACGACATCGGGCAGATGAATATGTATTTAAACTACTTTACCAAAGAGGAAAATACGGAAGGCGATAATCCACCCATCGGCATTGTTCTGGGAGCGTATCACGATCGGGTCATGGTGGAATACGCGACCGCTAACATGACCAACAACCTGTTTGTCAGCAAATATCAGCTCTATCTTCCGGACAGGCAGCAATTGCAACGTGAACTGGAGAGGTTACTGAGCGATGAGTAAGGAATTCTTTCCCCAGCGCCTTGAAGTAAGTCCCACCATCTACGCCTACGAGCTCGTGAACGTTCCCACGCATACAGGACTGCTCAAGGTGGGCTACACCACCCGCGATGTCCGGGAGCGCATTCGTGAGCAAGTGGGCACCGCTGCGGTACAATACAAAATCCTCCTCGAAGAACCAGCCATGCGCCATGACGGTACGGTTTTCACCGACCATGATGTGCACCACATGCTGCGCATCGATGGCATTCGGAATGAACAAGGAGAATGGTTCCGCTGTACGATCAACGATGTTGCAGCAGCGATTCGGGCTGTTAAGAATGGCCAGCTCACCATAGAAAATCGTTCATTCGATTTCAAGATGCGCCCTGAACAACTGGCAGCCGTTGAAAAGACCGCTGAATATTTTGCAAGCTGGCACAAGGACAGAAACAATCATGACAAACCCGCGCATTTCCTCTGGAACTGCAAGATGCGCTTCGGCAAAACCTTTGCGGCCTACCAGCTTGCAAAAAAGATGGGCTGGCAGAAAGTCCTCATCATGACCTTCAAGCCGGCGGTGCAGAGCGCATGGGAAGAAGATTTGCTCACCCATGTGGACTTTGAAGGCTGGCAGTTCATCAAGCCAGGCGGGTTGATCTACGAAGAAGCGGACAAGACCAAGCCCATCGTCTGTTTTGGATCCTTTCAGGACTATCTGGGTCGCAACCCCTCTACAGGCGGCATCAAGACGAAAAACGAGTGGGTACACGCCACCAATTGGGACTGTGTGATATTCGATGAATACCACTATGGCGCCTGGCGCGAGAGTGCGAAAGACTTGTTCGAAGCTGAGGAGAAAGAAGCCGAGTACTGGGAAGGCAAGGAAATGGAGGACTTTGATGAGGACATCCTGCCCATCACCACTGACCACTACCTGTACCTTTCCGGCACGCCATTTCGTGCCATTGCGTCGGGCGAGTTCATCGAGGAGCAGATCTATAACTGGACCTACTCCGATGAGCAGCGTGCGAAAGAAAGCTGGAAGAAACCGAATAGTCCCTATGCTGCCCTGCCACGCATGGTGCTCATGACCTACCAGCTTCCCGACGCCATCTGTGAGATCGCCCTCAAAGGCGAGTTCAACGAGTTTGACCTGAACGAGTTTTTCCGCGCCGAGGGGATCGGAAAGGACGCGCGATTTAAGTACGAAAACGAAGTTCAAAAGTGGCTCGATCTTATTCGAGGCTCCTTTCTGGAAACTACGGTGGACAATCTGAAAATGGGCGCCAGAAAGCCGCCGTTTCCATATTCCGATGCGCGGCTGCTTAATGTGCTAACCCATACCCTATGGTTCCTTCCAAGCGTGGCGTCCTGTTACGCGATGCGCAACCTCATGGCGCAACGGCAGAACAGGTTCTATCACGACTATACCGTCGTTGTGGCCGCAGGCAATGCCGCCGGAATCGGAGTCGCGGCACTGGAACCGGTGCTGAAGGCGATGAATGATCCCCTCAAGACGAAGACCATTACGCTCACCTGCGGAAAACTGACGACCGGCGTGACGGTTCGACCCTGGACCGGCATTTTCATGCTGCGCAACTCTTCCAGCCCGGAAACCTATTTTCAGGCTGCCTTCCGGGTGCAATCGCCCTGGACGCTCAAGAATCCGGACGGTCAATCGCCGAACGAGGAGCTCATTCTCAAAGAGGAATGCTACGTCTTCGATTTTGCGCCTGACCGCGCTCTGAGGCAGATTGCCGACTACGCCTGCCGCCTCGACGTCAACGAAGCTAACCCCGAGAAGAAGGTCGAAGAATTCATCAGCTTCCTGCCGGTACTGGCCTACGACGGCAGCTCCATGAAACGCATCGATGCCACGGGTATTCTCGACATGGCAATGAGCGGCACCACCGCCACCCTGCTCGCCCGCCGCTGGGAAAGTGCCCTTCTGGTAAATGTAGACAACGATACCCTGCGCCGGCTCATGAGCAATGAAGAAGCCATGCGGGCCTTGATGGCAATTGAAGGCTTCCGCAGCCTGAACCAGGACATCGAGACCATCATCAACAAGTCAGAGGCGGTGAAAAAGCTCAAACGCGAGGCCAACGACCGACAGCTCGCCAAGGAAGAAAAACTGCAGCTCAGCGAAGAAGAAAAGGAGTACAAGAGCAAGCGCAAGCAGATCCAGGAAAAGCTCATCAAGTTTGCCACCCGGATTCCCGCCTTCATGTACCTCACCGACTACCGTGAACGTACCCTCAAAGATGTCATCACCCAGCTGGAGCCGGGGCTTTTCAAAAAGGTGACAGGACTCACCGTGAAGGATTTTGAGCTTCTGGTAAGCCTCGGCGTCTTCAACAGCGCCCTCATGAACGACGCGGTCTACAAGTTCAAGCGATATGAGGATGCCAGTCTGCGATACATCGGTATCGACAAGCACGAAGGGGAAGACATCGGTCTGTATGACACGATCTTGAGCAAGCAGGATTATGAGTCAGCATTCATAAATATGGCGGCGGAACCTTGATTGGGGGCGAATGGCGATATAAGCATTTTTTAGATAAATCAGGCTAGCTCCAATATTGTACCTTTTTTGATTTAGGAGACAATTATATCTGAGCGATTATTCCATCGATCGGCTCGAGTGAATAAAGCCTTATTTGTTGCTGTATGGTACAAGTTCAAATTTGACGCGATATTCAAAAACTTCTACATCAGCAACTTTTTTTATTGCATAGTAGATCTTTGGGTCATACTGTGCCGCGATAATCACGCCTTTCGTCAATTGACCCTTCTTGCATTTATTCTCCTCAAGCCATCCCATATACCTCGTAAGCTGGCCGACAGTGACATCACTCGCCTGGCCCAATTTTAGTTCTACCACGACATATCGGCCATCAGATTTATCTCGAGCCAAGATATCAATCCTGCCAACATCAGTAAAGTATTGCTGGCTGACCAGCTCGCCATTCTCCTCAAGCAGTTCGTATTTTTCGCCCAAGATTGTCTTTTCCCAATTCTGAATAAGAAAATCCTCAAGTTGTTTTTCCATATTGAAAAGCAGCGATTCCTGGTCTTTTTCTTCTTCAATTTCCGTTTCTGATTCTTCTTGAACTGGCTGATTATCCGCAGCAATATTCTTAGTCTTTTTCCATCGGGATTCCATTGGCCCGGTATAACAGAAAACCGAAATCGTCCTTGCATCATAATCCAAACCAATATTTCTGAACCAGTTTTTTATTGCATTGGCCGATTCTACCATTTTTTCGCCATAGGTCATTACATCAATTCTGCCTGGAAAGGGGATATTGAAATAATCAATGAATGCTATTCGATCCTTCAATGAAATCATTGACAAGTTAGAAAATGGATCGAAGGCTACCAACATTGCATTCAAAGCGTTCCCATTGGCACCTGTCAGGTTGTTCTTATTCTTCTCATTGGCTTTATAGAGCGTATCAATTGCCTGGACCTTTTTAGTGTCGCTTTTTGCATTGAAGACTTCATTCAGCAACTGAGACAATTTCTTATTTTTTCTCAATTGATAAAACATCCTTCGCCAAGCACCTTGCCATATCCAGGCCCTTGCAACAGCCTCGACTCCAGGATGATTGCCTTTCCCGCTTCTATCAAGGATTCTAATGATGTCATCGATCTCATCATCATCAATATTAGAACCTTTCTGATTCAATATGCGATCTTCCCAGAATTTTCTGAATTTTATTGAATGATCTTCCCATATCTTTTTCTTTTCATTGATTGGATAATTCAGAATGAATTTTCCAAATTCGGCTTTGACATTAATTTCTGTCTCCATTTCATAGCCTCCTTTTTAATCATATCTGATCTTGATCTGACCTGCGAGACTTATTATAAGGCAAAACCCAGTTCGCTAGGATACAATAATTAGAGCTCATCACTCCAAGCAGCCCAAATAATACTCCAAAAAAGTCACACAAAAAGTCACACTTTTTCGCTGATTCCTTCTGATACGCCTTGAAATAAATTCAGCTTGATTGATTAAGCTATTGTTTGTATAATATGAACATACACGCACGAAATGATTCGTGCTGATTTTGGATGATGCGGTTGCTGGAGAGCTTCCCAAGCTCGTGAAGTTATTTAATTTGCTTCTTATCTCAAAGGCAACACCCCCAAACCTGCCAGGCTGCAGCTAAGAGCAGTGTATGCGCTCACTCCGGGCTTTCGCCCGTCGTTCGGGCTTCGCCAAATCTGCTGCGCAGATTTCGCATACACCATCTTAGCTGCAGCCTTCCTGCATGGCGTAGCAAGTGTTGCTGCTGTGTCTGTAGGTTTCCAGCGGGTGCCGGGGCCCGCGCTACACGCGCTTCGCGCTCTCGGTATCGCGGACCCGGCACCGCGTTTTCTGGCGCAAGGAATAGGAACCGCACTCAAATAGACGTAATTTGCCGCAGGCAGGCAGCGCTGTGCGCATGACCGCCTGCGGCAGCTGCAGGATGGGGAAGTGCAGCGGTCGGCCTGCAAATAAGAGCGCGGCACGCCGTTCGGATGCTTTCTACTTCAGCTGGTTCTTTCAATGCTTCTTATCCTCAAGCCCGCCGCTCGTGCGCGGCTGGCCTTTCGGATAATGCCAGCAAAGCCTGGATTTTGTGTGGCTTTTTCATCCTCATGCCGTGCCGCGCGCGTATTCCGACGGGGGAGGCGGGCGCCGCCGCGTGCGCGGCGCCGCCCGCGCACTAAAAGCCTATCTTGTATTCAGCTTGCACATTGTTTTTCTCGAGCTCCGCATCGATTTTCTCGGGCTTGGCATCCTGGCCTATGATGCCTGCGTTCTTGAGCCGGTAGAGCCAGTCGATGCGCCGGTAGTTGCCGCTCTGGACTGCCTGCAGGAGGATGGCGATCTCCTGCGGGTTCACGCTCTCGGGCAGGTATTCGGTCGTCAGCTGGATCTTTACATCATCGTTGGGGATATTTGCCCATTGGCAGAGAAACTTCAGGGCCTTGGTCATGCTCTCCGAGACGGCCATGGCGATTCTCCCGATGGTCGCGTTGGCGCCGGAACGGCGTATCATGAGGGTTTGCGCAGCTTCCTGGGTTTTCTGGTAGGAGTCGATGAGGCCTGCGCCGAGCTGGATCATCCATGCTTCTTTCTGCTGCGCTGCCTTTTCCAATGCTTCGAGGCCTCGCCCTGTGAATTCGAGGTATTAGGCCTTGGCGTCGGGCATGTTGGACCAGATGCCTTCGGTGGAACCAAGTTTGATCGTTTCTCCTTCCTGGAAGTTGAAGCCTGCAAAGATAGGTGTGGGAAGGCCTGAGTGGAAGCGTCCGTGCTCGAGGTCGGCCATGGTGCGGTAGTGGCCAAGGTTTATGTCCACAAGGTCGAGCAAGGGAGGCTTTTTGCAGTCGGCGCTACCTGATATGGGGTCGATGAAGTAGAAGGGAATGTGGCGGATTGGGTTGCCGCTAAGAAGCGGGACGATGGCTTTCTCGACTGCCCATTGCGCTTCGGTGGCTTCAGCGATTTTCTTCCAGATGCGCACGGTATAGCGGCCGTCTATTAGTACGAGTTCCCGGTACTGAATGTCGTCGTCTTCTTCATTATCGCTGCGTTTCTCCTTGAGCACGGCCCGGTCGAGGACTGTTTTGCCGCCGTGGCGGCCTGTGTGCCAGTGTATGATGCTTTCGGCAGGGTAGCGCACGAGGTAGGGCCGTGCCTCCTCGCGCTCGGCGTCGGCAAGGCTCATGCCGGCCTCGATGCTGCCTGCGTAGTCGACGAGGACGCCGCAGCGCCCGACGGTGAGGGTTTCGGCGGTGGTTTCCTCCATGAACTCCTCGAGGGTATTGCCCTGCAGGTCGCAGTCCTGCACGAGGGGCGATTCTGGCGGTATGCCGTGGATGGCGGCTGCCTTGGAGAAGATGAGGCTTAGGTAGAGCTCGAGAGTTTTGCCGGCGACGTTGAAGAAGATCGCCCGCTCGAGGTAGTGCTCGTAGGCTTCAAGGCTCTGCCCGGGCAGGCGCTTTAGGTAGAGCTCCCTTGCTTTCTTCACGGCGTCGGAGCCTTCGATGACGTCTCTGCAGCGTTTCCACAAGGGAGCGTATTTCCGGTACTGGGGGTGGGTAGCGGTAATATCCATGCTCATGCGGCCTCGATTTGTATGCTTTTTGCCACAGGCCTCACGGTCGTGAGGCGGTAGCCGATTTCATCCCATGCGTGGTCTTCGGCTTTCGTGTCGATGTCTTCAGGGTTTCGTGGGTCCCGCGGCAGGGTAGGGATGGTTCGGATCGCGCCAAAGAGGCAGGTGTCGAAGAAGAAGATGCCGGGCTCTTCCATGGGTTCGCGCCCGCTTGCCGCGAGCATGCGGCGGAAGACCGCAAGCCGCTTGATGCGTGAACCGGGGCGTTTGTCGGCGGGGTAGAAGATGTCCTTCTTGCCGTAGCCGTCTTCGATGCCCTGTGCAATCGAGGGTTTTCCCGGCTGGGATTCGAAGATCATTCCGTCAGCAGGGCCAGGGTTCACAGACGCAATGCCGAGGGTTTCTTTCATTGCGAGCTCCATTTCTCTCATTTGCTTGCCTATCTTTGTGTCTTCAAGCCGGTAGCCTTCGTCGGGCTTGCCGTTCCAGCCATACCATTCGGCGATCCGAAAGAGGGTGCCCTTGGGCCAGGTTTTTTGCCGGCCGCCTTCCAGTGTCGCGGGGCTGCCGTCGGATTCGGCCCACCAGCCTACGGAGAATGGCCGGCTTGAGCCCCAGTCGAATGAGCGGTCGATGTACCAGCCTTTGGGGATGCGGAAAGGGGTTATGACATGGCGCTTTCGGTCCCAGAGATCGGACACGGCTCCCCCGGCTACCATGTCCCAGTCGCCTTCTTCCATGGCTTTCACGAGGGCTTTGTCGCCTAAACCTTTCAATCGTTCTCGGTAGCCGGGGTCGTCTCGTAAGAGGTCAGGGTTGTCTTCCATAAGCGCGGGGATGAATTGCCTGAGCATGCCACCTTCTTCAGGGGGCGTTCGGTGCATTGCGGTGCCGTGGTCGACAAAGGCAGCTTTCACCCAGTTGTGGCCGATGTTGCCGGGGTTGGAACCGCAGACGATTCTCGGAAAGCGTCCTGTCCAGGGTGCAGGAACCTGTATGCCGGTCATGCGCACGCGGGAGCGGAGGAATTCATACATTTTCGCGGTAAAGGTGGTGAGTTCGTCGACAAGCAGACAATGAATCTCCGCTCCTTGGAAGTTGTACATGTCCTGCTCGTACTGGCAGTGCCGCAGGTGGATTGCCGACCCGTTGTGCAAAAAGCGTATGTCGTTGTCCACGATTTTCACTTTCTTTCTCTCGACCCATGGGGCAAGGAGGGCGCGCAGGGACTTGGGGCCTTCCATGTGGTTGGCGATGAGTTCGGGATAGGTTCTGCGCAGAAGGTACACCTGTAAGCCAGGTATGTCGTTGCACCAGATGATGGCCGCAACCCGTAAGAGGTGGCTCTTGCCAGGACCGGCTGCGCCGCCAAAGAGGATTTCGGTCGCCGGGGAGAAGAGGACCTTGGCCTGCTTGGGATGGAGGCTAAGCTGCATGGCAGGCCTCTTTGCCGCTCTCGCGCCCCCTTTTCGCGTGCCTGCGGCACGCCCTTGGGGCGCGCTCGAGGGAGGTGGGTTGGTATTTTTCTCTGGGCTCAAAGGCGCCAGGGAGTGTGGCAGTCTCAGCTGGACAGTGCGGTGTCGCCGTCCGCATGCCAGCCCTGGGTGCGCTCCTCTCTGCGTGGTTTGTGCACGCCTTCGAGGAGCGCACCCAAGGCCAGGCAATGGCCATGCTATGCTGCATGGTCAGCATCCTTTCCGTCCTCGCGCCCCTCGTCCGCGCGACCCGCAGGCGCGCCCGAGGGGCGCTCGATGAACACGGTGAGTGTTTCTTCCCCGTCCACGAAGGCGTCGAGGTCGACAGCCTGCCGTGGCATACCGTCGAGGCGGTTCACGATGTATTTGAGTAGTTCATCAGAGCCGGGCATGCGTATTGGATTTCCTTTTTCGTCGGTTGCCTGTTTTCCCATTGCTCGTGCATAGAGTTCCTCCACCAGCATGCGTTTACGGGTAAGCTTGGTTGTCTCATCGGTCCCTTCAAGGTATTCCCGGAACAGGTCGGTAATGGCTTCGCCGGACTTGGGCCGGCCCTTTGGGTTGCCGGAGACTCCCTTCTTGAATTGTCCTTTGTTCTGCATTTTGCCTGTTCCTCAACTGTTTTTCAGGCCTGTATGATTTAGTATACACAATTGGGGCCGGTTTGTATAGGGGGGCTGGAGCTTTCTGCTGCTTGGCGAGTGGGTATCTGGCTGGTTTGCGATTCTACCATGGTTCTTTAGCAAGCTTTGGTATTTTGTTTGTTGGCTCTGTTTCGGTTTGCCGGCGTTTCTGGCTGGCTAAGCTGCCAGTTTTGGCAGCTTTGGGGCGCCTTGCTGGCGCTGGTCTTTATTGCTGGCATTTTCCTGTTCTTTGAAAGCTCATGTGTCTTGTTTGATGGCGCTGTTCCGGTTTGGCAGAACTTTTTGAGCTGGCCAGGGGCGCGCTGGTGTCCTGGCAGCGTAGTGGCGCTTTGCAGGCGGCGGGGCGCCTGGCCGGGGCGCGCTTGGCGGCAAGCTTTGCCGGGGCAGCGCGCGAGCGCGGCGCAAGGGGTGGGCCCCTCGCGCCCGACTCTTTCAGTATAGGGGCGGATTGTCCAGCGGGCTCTTGGCGGCAAGGATCCCTGTGTTGGCAATGTGGACGTACTGCTGCACAGTGGAGAGACTCGAGTGACCCATAAGGTCCTTGACGACAACTAGGTTCTCTCCGCGCTCGACGAGGTGTGTGGCAAAGGAGTGGCGCAGGGTGTGCATGGTCACGTTCGCCGGTAGTCCCGCGCGCTCGCGCGCTGCGGCAATGGCATTCTGCAAGCTTCGCACATGGGCGTGTCCGCCTGTGCTGTTTGGGAAAATCCAGCGCTTGGTTGGATGATTTGCAAGGTACTGGTCCAGCATGTCGGCAACAAGCTCGGAAAGCGGCACGACGCGGTCTTTGCGTCCCTTGCTGGCGCGTATGTGGATAACGCCGCGCTCCCGGTTTATATCGGCGAGCTGCAATGTGGCGATTTCCGATACCCGCAAGCCTGCCGAATAGGCAAGCGCCAGCGCAAGGCGGGTCTTGCTGGTGTTGGCTGCTGCGATGAGCCGCATTACCTGGTTTCTTGAAATGACCGTCGGCAGGCGCTTGTCTTTTATCGGTCTGACTTTTATCGGAAAGGGTAGTTCAAAGACATTGCGCCATAAAAATGCAGCAGCGCTGATTGCTTGGTTGATAGTGGACGCCGAGGCGCCGGCGCGCTCCATATCCGCAAAGAATCTCTCGAGGTCCCTCTTGTCCAGGCTCCTTAAATCTCCGCCGGGGAAGGCATCGAGAATGCGCCGGTAGATTGCAAGATAGCGTTTCCTTGTGGATGCGGAGTATTTGCGGGCTCTCAGCGCATCCATCATGCTGATGTACCATTGATACCGTTTGTCATTGATAGTCATATTTCGTTCCTCCTCACTATATAGACGCATAGCAAGAGGGCTTTTGATTGAAAAATTTAATGGAAATTTGCATAATTTTTTTTGGGGCTGTAGTAGATAAGACGCCATGATACAATGCTTTTATGAAGATAACTCGTTGCAAGCTAAGTAAAAAGGTAACTGATAGGAACTGTCATTTCGGGATTTTTGCGGTTTTAGGTTAAAATTTTCGGTTTTTCCCTCGAACTATGACTTTTGTCAGCCCGAACAACTGATCCAATCACATTTTTTCGGCAACGC